CACTGGTGTGAACATAAACCAAGCATCACTGTATACTACACCGATGATGAGTTCTTGCAGGTAGCACAATGGATCTGGGATAACTTTGACATCTGTAGCGGTATCAGCTTGTTGCCGTTTAGTGATCATCTGTATCAGCAAGCTCCGTATGAAGACATCACTGCTGAGAAGTATGAAGAGCTATTAGCAGCTATGCCACAAGGTGTTGAGTGGGTTGACCTAGGTAACTTCGAGAAAGAAGATAACACCACAGGGTCACAAGAGTTAGCATGTACTGGAGGCGCATGCGAGTTGGTTTAATAAAGTGCTGGTATGCGGTGTATTACTACTCAAACATGCACAAAGGTAAACCAAAAGTGTAAATTGTAGGTACTAAAAAGCCCTGTGTAGTCAGCTACGCAGGGCTTTTTAGTTTACTGTTGTTGCTTTGCTCCTGAAGACACAGAAGCTAGAGCCGCTGTTGGAGTAATGATTCCTGCTTTAATAGCAGCTTTCCCTAACATTTCTGTAGATTTTGCTAGAGCCTCTGTTGACGTTCCTGCTGGAGCGTTAGTAACTTTGTTAACTAAAGCTAGTATTTGAGGTTTAGAAGCCAAAGAACGCATTAAAACAGGGCTTGCTAGGTACAGTCCTAATATAGTCATCCCTGCTGCACCACCAGCGCCTGCTACAGCACCACCAACGCCTATCCCTGATAATACTCCAGAAGCTGTGTAGTAAGCAGACAACGATTCTAGTCTTTGAGCTATCTGTCCTTTAGGAGCATTTGCGAGTCTAGATACAAACTTAAACTGCTCTGGAGATAACATAGATTGGAAGTGTTTAACAATATCTAAATCTGCTGTTGTTTTAGGGTTAGCAACGGCTTCTAAAAGCTTAGGGTTATTAACAACATCCGCTAAAGCGTTAGCCCTCAAAGGCGCTAGTATTTCATCTGCTTCTTTAGGAGATAACTTAGCTTCCTTAGCCCAAGAAGAAACTCGATTCTTTAGTTTTAAAAACTTATCTAAACTAGCGGTATTCTTAGGAAGAAACTGCGCTGCAAACGTAGCATCTAATGGTTCTCCTTTAGCCATTTTAGTCACTAACTCTTTGTTTAAAAACACACCAGTTTCAAAACCTTTAACAGATTCGTCTATCTTTTTTCGAGCAGACCCTATCTTAAAAGAACCAAACATCTCGTCTAAGTGTTTATATTCAAAATCTTTAATGTCTAATAACTTTTTAGCAAGAGTGGCTGCTTCAGCAGGAGGAAGTTGACTTTGTAAGTCCCACGCTGTTTTATACATTTGCTTGTAAGTTTCGATACTAACTTTAGGAGGCTTCTGAAGAATCGACAGTATGTTTTTTTGATCTGTTAACAAACCCTGAGTACCGTCTATCATTGCCTTTAACGCGCCCATAGGAATTATTTCAGGTGCATTGTCTTGATCAACGTTACGAGTTACTTTAGCTTTAGTTTTGTTAAGAACATAATCCAACCTTTCACGCCAACTGTTATAAGCTGAGTTACGAGCAGTGCTTGCTTGCTTTGCTACTTTTTGAAGCTGAGGTTCTAGCTCTTGAGATAGCTCTACAGAGCTTTTAGTCTTTGCTCCTAAACCTGCCGCGCTATTCACAAGACCAGTAGAAGAGTTAGCAACTTTTTCAGCTAATTTATAACCCGCCGCGCCTACGCTTCCACCAACTAATCCGCCTACTCCAACACCTATAGATGCTTTAGTAAGCCTATCTTCTAAATCTTCACCAGCACCAAAACCAGCTAATCCTGCTTGAGCTGCTCCTGCGCCTGCTGTTCTTGCGGCAGTTTGTCCAACAGTGGCTCCTCGACCGCCAACACCAAACAAAAACTGACCTGCTTTACCCAAACCACCGCCAAGAGGAATAGTAGCAACGCTTCCGCTTATTTGACCTCCCAAGTAAGACTTGCTGTTGTTTTTTCGATAGTCCTCTAACAGCTTGTTTTCTGTTTCCTTACGAGACTCATAAAGATCACCAAAAGAACTTTCTGAAGGGTTGTTAGTCAAGAAGTCACCAACCGCTAAAGCGCCTGCTTTGGCTTCATCAAACATTTCAAAAGTAGCGCCTTGAGCAGCACCGCGCATGTAAGCCGCCATGTTGTTGTTTTCTTCTTTTTTATCTTCCTCGACTTTATTAGAGTAAGACAGAAACTCGTCTGCTTTTTTGTTATATTCTTCAGTCCCTTCCAAAGCCTCGTTATTTATTAACCAATTACCTAGAGAATTTTCTGTTTCTTTTCTAGTACTTTTATCAGTCATTTTTATAAATAAATCTGCTTTTTGCTCGTAATCTTCAGTTCCTTCCAAAGCCTCGTTATTTATTAACCAATTACCTAATTCGTATTCAGAAGTTGCCATTTATCTTGCTCCAATTGGTCTAACTTTAGATTGCGCTTTAACAGGAGCAGCTCCACTATTGCCGAACTCGGCTAACCTCGCCTTCAGAAGCGTTTTCTTTTTCTCGTCGCTGTCTTTAGTTGATTGGTTTATTATCGCGTCTTTCTCTGTTGTCAAAGAAGGGTCTATTTGATAATTTTCAAAATACTTAACTAATCTGTCTTCAAGGTCTAAAGGAGGTCGTCCGCCGTTTTCTTTAATAATTCTTTGTTGCTCTCTTCTTAAATCACCAGCAAGTTTGTGCTCTTCTCTGGCAATCTTAATCATTAATCTGTTACCTGCTTCAGATTTGCTTAAACCTGGGATAGCCGCCAACAAGAAATCTAAATCTCTGTTCGATGTTGATCCTGGGAGACCCATACCAGAAGCGGGGTTTCTAATGCCTAAAGCTAATTTGTTAGAAATAGACTCTAAAGCCTCTGCTTCCCCAAGACCTTCAATATCGACCCCAAGAAGATCAGAAGCAATTGCTTTAAAACCTGTTGTCAGTCCTGCTAAAGCACCTGTGTTTAACCCTGAGTCTAAAAGTTTTTCAATTTGAGTATAGTCTGCTTGTCTTTTCATAGAGCTTTGAAATGCTTCTCCACGCTTCCCTATGCTTGACACAATGTTTTCCATTGTTTTTATTTCAAAAGTTTTACCTGCTAAATCTATTTCTTCTAGTAGGCTATAATCTTTTATACCTGTGTTTCTAAACTTTTCGTTATACTTTTGCACACTCTCAGGGTCGTATTGTTGTGGGTTAATTTTACCAATCCCGCTCTCTGCTTCTGCTGCAAATTCTTGCTCTTGTTGTGAAAAAGCATTTTGTAGCTCCATAGCTTTAACAGGATCAACCTGAGCAATTAACTTAATAGCTTGTTTTTTACCTTCTGGAGTGGAAGTATCTACCTGACCTAGTTGCTCTTGTACTTTCTGACCAGCGGTGCGTGTATCAACACCAAACAAACCACCAGCGCCTTGACGCATCATTTGCTCACGCTGCGGTGCTCGTAAAGCCTGACCACGAGCCAAGTTAGAGCCTACACCTTGACCTTGTATAGCACTAGCTCTCTTAATGCCTTCTCTCTCTAGGTCAGGAGTACCTGCCAAACCCGTAAGGAGTCCTGTAATATCTACTTTAGCCATTGTTGTATCTCCTTAAAGAGGTTCGTAGTATGGTGTTTGAAAACCAAATGTGCTTGGGGCTTGTACGTTACCAAAGTCTATTGCACCGCCTGTTGTTGGTATAGCATCAGGAACATACCCACCAAAAAGTGACCCAGTATCATTAGGGTTTGTTACCTGCGGTAGAATAATGCTGCTTAAAAATCCGTTACTGCCTAAAAAAGAAGAAGAACCAGTCTCAGGAGCTGTTAGGTAATTTGAAACACTACCACCAGCTCCTGTAAACTGATTTATAATCTGATCAAGAAAACCTTGCCTAGCGTCAGTACCTTGACCGCTACCACCTATTAAACTAGCCATGTTCTGTAGCTGTGCTAATCTTGCGTTTTGAGCAAGCTCTGCTGCTTGTAAGTAACCTTCTAGACCTGTTTGTTCAGACTTAGCTTGCAACTCAGCTCCAGTACGTTGACCAGAAGAAATGTATCCAGCAGGGACTTGACTAGCTTCTAATAATCCTAACGCTTGTCTTTGCGGCTGATAACCAGCTTGCTGCAACATACCTCCTAACTCAGCAGCTTGTGCCTGCTCTGATAGTGCCTGCTGACGAGCGCCTACGTTAGCGCGTGCCATCGCTTCTTGACGGGCTTGTTCATAAGCAAACTGCTCTGGTGTACCACCATACTGAGCTGTTTGTACACCGCCTCTGCCACTAGCAAACAAGTTCTCTTGCAAAGCCAGACGCTGACGCTCTTCTTCAGGGCGTTGTATGCCTCTGTATTGCTCGTATAAGGCCGCTTGAGCCTGTGCAGGGTCTTGCCCTACTTGACCAAACAAACCCGCTGTCTGACCTTGTAGCTGCGTCTGTAGAGCTTGTTGTTCTGGAGACAGGTTAATACCAAAACCACCTTCAGGAGTAGTCTGTACATTAGCTAAAGAGCTAGTCACAGTGTAGGGTTTAAATGCTGAAGCCTCTACTGCTTGTTGTCCTAGGCGTTGACCACCTTGTAAGTATTGTTGACCTAACTCACCAAATGCTTGTTCGTCTTCTTTACCTAATAGGTATCCAGCGCCTACGTTAAATAAGTTACCTGCTATAGCCATTAGTAAGACCCTCCAGTAATAGTGCCAGCCGTTAGTGTACCTGTTACGTTTACGGTGGCGGCTGTGACAGTACCTGTAAATGTAGGATTAGCAGTGTTAGCTTTAGTAGCACTAGCTGTTTGTATGTTATCAAACTCAGTGTTAATTTCTGTGCCTTTAACAATTTTATTAGGATCACCCGAACTTAGGGAGTCCTTAGTTGCAAAGTTAGTAGTCTTTGTGTAGTTGGACATTAGATAAGTCTCCCTATTAGAGCGTGTATGTCAATTTTTTGAATGGCAAAAGGTGCATCGTTAATCTCAGCTTCAATACCAATAGTTACTACCTCACCGTTACCGCTGGTGTTAACTTTAGGTGTTTGAATAACAATAGACGCTGTGTACTCGCCTGTTGTGTTGTACTCTGTAATTCCATACTCAGCAGCAGAAGCAGTACCAAAAGTCAATGCTTGCTTAGTAAAACTAGAAGTGTAGTCGTAACCCCAGTTAAGCGTTGACTCTGTGTTTTGACCACCGATAATAGTCACATTAAACTTCTTTAAAAACTTTAGATTAGAAGCATTACCGAAGTCTAACGGGTTACTGAAGTAACGCATCTGATATTTAAAATCACCGTCTAAGTATCCTGCATATTTTACTAGACCTTCATCGTGTCCCATGTACAGTAAATCATCAGCAAAAATAGCAAAAGAAACAGGTCTGATAGCTGTCCACGTTGTTGGTCGATACGCTCCATTTTCTAAAGGCTGTCTTAAATCAAAACAGTAAACTAAAGAACTGTCAGGAAAAGTCAACAAATAGAAAGCTTCTAGCGGGCTGTAAATAGACTTAATAGATTCTCTGCGTCCATTAGATTGAACTTCTTGTGACAGTGTTTGCAATAAATCAGATCGTACATTTTTGCTTATGTCATTCAAAGGCAAAGACTTTTCTTGTATTACACGACCCAGCGACATAACACCACGACTAGATAAGAAGAACAGATCGCTACCTGTAGACTGTACAGAGTCTCTAGCAACACAACCAACACCTTCAATGGTATCGGATAGTGTTAAATCAGACGTGGGACTCTCGCCACCTGAGTAGATGATAATGCTCTTCTTACCAAAAATAATTAGAAAGCCGTTATGCTCTGCAAGCGACACAACTTCATCGTAGCCTGTAGGCCACACAGTCGTTAAATCCACAGAGCCTGAAGAACCGCCATTCCAGTCATCACCAGCTAGTAAAGAACTCCAATATACTGTGTACTTGTTGTCAACTAAATCACAAGTCCAAACTCTACCAAAGGCAGCTAAAACTTCGTTGCCTTCAGGAGCTGGATTACCACCTGTAGAAGTCAAACCTGTAAGTGTAGATGTACCTGCTACGCTTAGTAAAGGCTGATGTCCTAATTGATAAAAGTAAACATCGTTGTTAAACGACATAACCTTCCAATTGTTATCAGAGATTACATACCCTACAGGCAAAGTTACTTCAACAAGTGTGGTAGTACCTGTAAATATCTTATTGTTACCACAGCTAAATACAGTTGTCTGCCCTACTCTGTTAACAAACTCAAAAATAACCTCAAGACCACGACTAGTTCCTAAAACTGCTGATCCGTTAGTTGTAATGCACTCGAAACCTTTACGCGCGCCAACACGACCTAGCTTGTCAATAACGCAGTTATCAGCAATAGAGGCAAAAGAAGGATCCAGACCAATAGGTGACTCTTGCGTGTTTAAGCCAAAGAATCCTGGAGATGCTACTGTAATATTCTGTAGTGGTTGTGCCATTTAGGAGTACCAGATAGTTTCTTCAGGGTGTTGTGAAGCATCAATAGCGATAGCATCAGAGAGTGTTCTGTCGGCTAGGCCAAACAACTCTGCTGCGCTTGTGCCACCAGTTTCTCCACGCTCTCTAGCGCCCAATGCCGTAGCTAACTGTACTACAGCAGAGGAAGGAATAGTCATGTTGTCAGTGTCTTCAATAAAGTCTGATGTACGTAAAACCACGTTAAAGCGTAACTGAAACACACCACTAGGCTTAGGGTAGACATCAACAGCGTTGTCACCGTTAGCGTCTACACCGTTAAAGCTGTAGAACTGAGGTGAGCCAATAGGTGGTGTCTCGATCAAGAAAGCATTGTCCATCCAATGAGAGGAACGATACTGCATGAAGAAGTCTGAGGTGTCGTTAATAACATCTAGTAGCTTCATACGGTTCTGTGAGCCTGTTAGAACGTAGTTAAACGTATCAGCAGTAGTAGACACAGTTAGTGTAGTACGTAAAGCTGTCCAGTCATAAGAGTCCTCTACAGTGCGTTTAGCGTCATTAACAAACTCACCTATAAGTTTAGAATAGCTGTTTTGAGAAACACTAGAAACTTCGTCTTCTCTGAGCCTGCGTAATACGCTGTTGACAAGTTGCAAGTAAGTCATTAGAAAGGATACCTTTGTGTTAATGTTTGTTCTTGGAATGGATCTAAAAAGCCTAAGTCTACATATTCTATAGGCTCTGCGTCTGCACTTATCTCTGTTTGAAACTGGAACAACTCGTCTTTAAACAAACTATCTGTGGTTCGACTAGGTGCTGGTTGTGGAGCAGCTTGTAAAACATTAGAAAATAAACCACCTAAGTCTAAATTAAAGCGAGGCAAATTAACATCAGGTAAGTTAACATCAGGTAAGTCTATGTCTGGTAACGCATCTCTAATTGCCGTATCTAAGTCTGAAAAAGCATCACCAATAGGTTGTATAACAGCATCGTCAAATTCACTAGCAACGTCTCTGACAACTGTGTCTGCTGCTGACAGTACATCACCTGCAACACTAGCGCCTGCTTCAATTACTTCTTTAGTAGGTTGTAGAACACTTGCATCTACTGCTTTTCCTGCTGTTTCAATTACTTCTTTAGTAGGTTGTAGAACAGCATCATCAAATGAGCTTCCTAGGTCTTTAAGAGTATCTACAAGGCCGCTACCGTTAACGTCAGGAATAGAGTCTTCAACAAAATTAGCAAGTGCTGTACCTACCGCACCAATAGGTCGAACAATGTCTCTAATAACATCTTCAATACCGCCTAAAGGTATATTAAGAGTTCCTCCGTCTCTAACATATTTGCTAAACCCACTAAGGAGAGCCTCGTCAAGATCAGCACCGCCTACTGCTTCTTGTATAGCTCTGTCTACACCTGCCCTAAAGTCATCAGGCTGAATTCCTTTCTCTGTTAGCGTTGTTTCGTCTAAACCTATTTTTTCTAAACCTTTGGTTACTAAGTCTTTTCCTATGTCAGTACCCATAACTAAGTTAAGAGCAGCCCCCTCAACATCACCAGCAGCCGCTATGTTAATAGCTCTAGCTGTTTGATCGTAAGTAGTGCCAAATAACCCTGTTCCTGTGTTTGCTACGTTAGGCCCCATTTGACCTGCTGACAACACAGCTTCAGTCGGAGGTGCCGTTAGTCCAGTTGCGTTAAGACCTGCCATTAATCCTGTAGCTATTTCCACAGGAGAAAGCTCTATTCCTGCGGCTGCTTTAGCGCCTGAAATAGCAAGCGTACCTCCTGGAATAAAGCTGGCAGCAATTCCAATAATAGGATCGTTAAGAACTTGAGTAACTAAATTATCGTCTTTTCTAAAGGTAGTTGAGTACGTTCCTACAGGGCCAGTAGCTACAAGATCTCCACCTATAAAACTATCAGGCCATAGTTCTTGATCTGCTTGCGGATTTCCTGTTGTTAAATACTTACGCTCGCCGTCTATTACTTTAGACAAAGGTATTTCGTTTTGTTTAACGTATTCAGCAAGACCTGTACCAGCAGCTCTACTTCCTTCTCGTAAAGATACTGACGATCTACCAAAATCTCCAGGATCGAACTGATTGTAGCTATATACTTTGTTTACTTGTTCTTCTTGTTCTTTCAAAGTGTTAAACACATTACCGTAGTTAGCTAGTGCTTCGTCAGGACTTTCAAACTTAGGCTGTGTGCCGAAGTCCTGCACTTGTAAACCATCGCTAACAGAAGCAGTTGTAGGAACACGCTCTACAGATGCTGGTGTAGGACTAACAACTTCACGTAAAGCATCTACGTCTAAACCACTAAGATCTAAATCAAGACCTCCATAACCACCAAAGTCTAGCTCAGAAAAGTCAACATCAAAAGGACTAGCTAGAGAAGCAAACTCTTCAGGAGCTGGTTGAACTACAGACTTTGTAGGAAGGTTGACAACAGGCTCGTTAACTACAGGAGAAAAAGCAGGGCCACTAGCAAGTGCTGCGTTGCGTTGTATTTCCCAAGGCTTTAAAGCTGGTTGCGCCCTAGCTGCCGCCGCTGCTGCCGCTGCTGCATTGACTCGATTGTTTGTACTGTAACGTCCACCGCCCATTATCGCTCTCTCTGTACGTTCTTAGTCTTCTCTACTGTACGCATAGCACCTAAGCCTAACATACCCATCAACACTGGCATCATCTCTGACGTTTCTATAAGTGGTATTGTGATTGGAGAACTGGATAGAGCCAACGCAAAATTAGCCAACGGGATAATAAGGAAGTTACCCGCCATGCCAAGGCAGCATACCCAACCCACAGCAGGTCGCCAGCCAGCAACAAATAAGTTCTTGTGTGCTGCTTCAACCTTGTTAACATCTAACTGACCCTTGGCTAGTTCTTGAGCATGCTTTTCAGCCATTGTAGATAGTTCAAAGGCTATAGCATTCTTAGCGTCTTTATCTTCAATAAATTTATCTAAAAGACCTGTTACTGGTCCTATTAAGCTGTTTAAAATACTCATATATTATACACTATTTTTAGTCAAAAGTCAAGATAAAGTTTATTGGTCTTTCTTATTTGTTCCGTGAACTAGACTTTGTACAGTATCAGACTCATATATTCTTAGAGCCATCCAAATAATTGTCAAGATAGATGCTGTTGGTGGTAGCCAAGCAGCTAAGGTTAGAAGAGCAGTGGAAGCAGCGGCTACGTCTAAAACGTCTTTTGTTGATTCAATCATTACATACTTCCTAGTATTGTAAATATAATGTAGACTGCTCCACCAATAGCGGGAACAGCAACTAAGGCTGTACAGATAACTGTAAATATCTCAACCATCTGTTGTTTGTGTTTAGCTTTGACGTGAAGTGTATCTTTCTCTTCTTGCGCTCTAGATCTTTTAGCATCGGCTTGGAACCGTAACCAGTCGTCATACAAGTTAGCTCGACCAGCGTAGATCATTACTTCTTTAAGTTCTGCCTCTTGTTCCTTCAAAGTCTCCAGAGCCATAAATGCTTCCATGTCTGACTTACCACCGCTCTTGTTAGCTTTCTTGGCAATGGAGCTTTTAGAATCAAAGTAGCTTGTAACTTGGTTAGCTACGCTGTGCAGTTCTTGTCCGTTACTGATGGCGTTCTTAATAACACCGAATGCCGCGTTAGCAATGGCAATCTCTGCAAGCATAGCTGTACTCCTTACTTATTAGTTTACCAAGGTACGCCAGCAGCCGTCACAGGTGCCTTTGATGCTTCGATTTGTTCTGCAATGCTCGCTTCAATAGCTTCATCATCTACACTGTCTTTGACCCAGCCTATAACTACTTCTTCGGTAAGGCTGTCAAAAGCTACATAGCCTTCAGCTTCTGCATCAGGAGTAAAGCCACACGTGCCATAGCTGCTGCCTGAGTGCTCACCGTCAGAGTCTGAAGCACGCCAATGAGCTACTACTACGCCGTTGCCGTCTGTGTTTCTTTCTAGTTGTGCGATTGTCCAAGTTACTGCCATGATTATTCTCCAGTTTCTAATTGTGCAACACGGTTGCGTAGTGATTGAATTTCTTTAATTAACATTGGGACTAGCTTGCTGTAGTCCACTCCCATCATATTTTCTGAGTCAGCATCTCCACTAACAGCTTCTGGTGCAACAAGTTGTAGCTCCTGTGCAATCATGCCGTAGTCTTGATGAGAGCCATCAGCTTTCCAGTCGTACTGTCTAACTTGTATAGCATCTATCTTGCTACCTGCGTCATCAGCGTCTGCAATGTTGTCCTTGAGGCGTTGGTCTGAGGAGGTGTTGAAGGATGTTGAAGTTGGTGAACTATAGATAGAACCTACAAGAGCGCTAGAATTATTATAAAAGAGGCCAACATAATATCCATTCGCGTCTGAGGGTTGAGTTTCAAAAGCAACACCCGAACCAACGGGTTTTATAGATACTCTGGACGCTGAATTTTTTCTTGTCGTAGTACCCACCAACAGGTTGCCTGCGCTGTCTATGCGCAT